GTATGGACCAGATATATTTCGAAAACGGTACGCTTCAGTTAAGATATGTTGATGCCGAACCCGGTGCGAACTATCAATCCGGTGAAATTTCGATATAATGGTCAACGTGTGCACACTGTAACTTACGAGGACTCGTAAATGTCTTTTCCAATTGAACAAATCGTCCCAATCACGACCCGGATTTCTCCGGCGGGATTGAGTACGGCAAACTTCGCTTCCGCGATGTTGTTTGCTAAAAACTCCGAACTCCCGGTAGGTTTCACCGAAGACACGGTGCGTACCTACTATTCCACTGCTTCTCTCGCTGCTGACTTTGCCACCACGACCGAGACGTACAAGGCTGGTGCAAAATTCCTCGGCTCCACTCCGGCAGTACCGAAACTCACTGTGTGGGCCACTGCAGCCGTGGATGCATCAATTGCTGATACACTTGCTAAGGCATTCGACAAGCATTACTGGTACTGGACGCTTTTCACCAAAGACGTGCTGGCTGTTGAAGTGAGCGTACTGTCAATCGCATCCTGGTGTGAAGATAACAGCGTTATGTTCCCGAACAGCCAGACCGGTACGGCCGCAACTGAAATTCGCGACCCGAACGTTACTGATGACATCTGTTCACAGTTGAACACGCTGGGCTATCGTCACGCATTTACCGTTGCTCACGCAACCGACCCGTATGCGGCCTATGCACTCATCAAGCATTCCGCCTCGGTCAATTACAGCGCTGACAACAGCACTATCGATACTGAGTTTATGAAATCTCCTGGTGTTGCTGCCGAAGACCTGTCCGATACCGAACAGAACGCGATGGTCGCCAAACGTTGCGCATTCTACAGCGTGCTCGACCTACAGGGCAGCACTGACAGCGGTCGCTGGCTGAAGACGTGGTCGCACAGTACCTACGGTGAGTCTATTTCCGATATCGTCGATTTGGACGCATTTGTAAACTCTCTGCGTGTGGAACTGTACAACACCATCGTTAACCAGACCACCAAACTCCCGCAGACCCCGGTCGGTCAGGAAGCGCTTATTGGTGCGGCTAAACGTGTCGGTAAACAGTATATTCGCAATGGTTGTTTCGGCAAACGCAATTACACCAGTCCTGATACCGGTCTGGAAGCGTACACTGATGGCTTCGAAGTGCTGACCAAAGCGACGGATATTCTCGACCTGTCCGATTCTGACCGCGCGGCGCGTAAGTCTGCACCAATTAATATGCGCGTGTTCAAAGCTGGTAGTGTTCGTATTTGTGAAGTTCAGGTTGACGTTTATTAATGGAGAATGACCGATGTCATTAGAAAACTTTTCCACAAGTAACACGGTCATCACGATAAATGGCCGAATCATTTCTGATTTCGGGGAGTCTGACCCGCCGTATACCGACGAGCCGATTGATGCGTCCACTGCGTTACGCCGTGGCCTGGGCGGTAACGCTATTCGTCTGGACCGCATCAACCCGGGCCGTCGCGTCACGCTGAACCTCAACCCCGGCTCGGCAGACTCCGCGTATGTCAATGGGCTGTTTCTGAGCAAGGCTAATATCGAGTTAACCTATACTCAGATTGGCACACTTGATGCCGCTGTCGGCGCAGAAGGTGTGATTGTGAACGATGGTCCGCGCGGGCGTGGTGGCCAGACAATCACCGATGACCAGTGGATTTTCGAGTTTAACAGTTGGACGGCCAGTAAGGGTACAGCAAGTTAAATGAAAGGGGCCATCGGGCCCCTTAGTTATTTCTGGTTGAGCATGGCAGCGCGGCAGGCGTTCCATCCGGCAGCCCAAGCATCAGGCTGGCTCGGGTATAGTTCTGGGCAGTCATCACTGTAAGCCTCTTCCGGAACCACCGGCTTTTTCTGCGCTTTCGGCATGTCGCATTCATTTGTTGGGTGTGGATTTTCACGAATAATCCGCGCCATTTTTGCTAATGGTCTTTCGTCTTCTTCGTTGAATTCCCGAATGACTTTTGCCAGTTTATCGGCGTCCTCGGTTGAAATGTCGCCATCAATGAACATGACTGGCTGCACTACCGGCGCTGGCTGCGCGTGGCGATAGAGCTTAGTGCCAGGCTCAAAGGACTGGATAAGGCGGCGATAAGAAAGCGCATCCCCTCCATCATCGCCAACAATAATCACCGGCTCGGCCTCCATCGTCGCCAACAATAATCACCGGCTCGGCCTCCATCGTCGCCAGGAGCATCTCAAACGCTTGAAGCGTGTACTCGTTATACATCGATAACTGACCTTGCTCATCTTTTATTTTGTACAGTCGGTCAATTTGTACAATCAGGTTTTCTTTTGTCACTCTTCTCATTTTCTTTTGCTCTGAATGTGAAAGTTTGCTTTATCCATCATGTCTTTACGCCAGCAAACGCCAGTACCCATATACGCTGGGTCGTCACTTTCCGCATAACCAAATTCATTTTCATGATATGTGCAAATCGTGTCGGTCTGCCCGTCATAAATCTGGAATTGCTCACCTTGTGCAGCGTGGGCGCTGTTGCAGTAAATTGTTGCCGACAGTGCCGCAGCCATGATAACTGCCAACTGAATTTTAAATTTGCACCATGCTTTACGGTCTTGTTCGCGAATCATTTTGTACTCTCCTGAAAGTGGCCCCGCTAGGGGCACATCATTTAAGACGACAACTTCTCTATATAGTTACTTAATTCGTTTTTGGCTTCTTCCAGATTGTCAACAAGCGATTCATAATCCTCTGGGTCTCCGGCACCTTTCCATGAGTCCGCGACCATTGCGGCTGCGTAATCTTCTATCTTGCGCCATAAAGCGGCTTTCTGGTTAGGTTTAATCATCGTCTTATCCTCATTTATCTGCAGCACCGTACCACTCTATGAACCAAATATAACCCACCTTGACGGACTCGTCAACAATTGATTGATGGTTTCGTCAAGTGTACACTGTAACGACTAACAACTGGAGAAATAACAATGTCACTCATTAAAACTTTTACCGCTGGCGACATCACCGTGAACGCCGCGATGCCTTCCGGATTTGAACAGGATAAACTGTTATCCCTGGTGAGTGCACAGTTTATTGCACACGTCGCCAACGTTTACAAAAACGGCGGTGAACTCGGTATCAAAGATGTAACCCTGTTGCTCGCCGCTGTGCCGCATCATATCAAGCAACCCATTACTGAGACACTCTTTAGCAAAGCGATGGTAGCGGGTACCAACACGAAAATAACGGTGAATGACTTCACGGGTAAAATGATGACGCTAAATACTCTGCTGGCCGAATTGTTTATATGGAATTACGCTGATTTTTTCGATTACGTGCAAAACGCAAACAAAGACGAGTAAAGGACACCGGGCGACCCAGCCCGGTCAACTGGTACTTTATGCGGGTTTGCACGGGTATCGAGGGAGTGTGCCCACCTCTTTGTACGTGGGCGCAGTTAAAAGATGGTACAATATCGCTTGCTGAAGTCGAACAGTTCCATCTTGCGATGGATGAATTGCAGGGTAAGTATATTGAGGCGATAAACAATGCAAGAAATCTCCCTAAATAATGGCGCGTCCAACTCTCATCAGACCTTCACGGTCAAGCTGGGCGACAACGTTCTCGACTTTGCGCTGGATTACATCAGCTATACCGACAAGCCCGCGTGGACAATGACTGTCTCACAGGATGGCATTAACTACATCACTGGTGCAATGCTTGTCCCAAATGCTGAGGTCAGTAAAGCATACCGCGCCGGGTTGGGTCGCTTCTTCTTCGTGGGCGATGAGGTAACCATTGACAACCTCGGCGTTAATAACCATCTTCTGTGGGTGCCTGAATAATGGCTAATATCATCACTCAGTTCCTCATCGGCCTCGGCATCTCTTACGATGGTAAAGGTGCTGACGACATAGGTCGAGACCTCGATGAGTTAACAGACCGAGCGGGCGACGCATCTGACTCAATGGACGAAGTTGGCGACAACCTCGGTGAAAGTGTCCGGAGGGGTTCCGAAAGCGCTAAATCACGCATTATGAGTCTGGTCGCCACGTTCAAAGCTGCCGGACTTGCGATGTCAGGTGTTGCCGCGGGCGTCGGCGCAGCGTGGGCGTTTGAGTCGAAGAAAGCGCAACAGGCTTACGACCTGAACAACCAGCTTGCAACCAGTCAGTTTGGGCCAACTGAGGTTTACGGACTTGGCGCACTGGCTGAACAGCGTGGCGGCGACCGGCAAGCAACGACAAACAGCCTTTTAAATATTGAGCGTGGAATCAACCGTATTCAGACCGGTGACGTCGGGATGATTCAGCAACTGGCTATTGCAGGAGTTCGTGTCGATAATCCCACGGGGCGTACACGTGAAGATATTTACAGTGACATCGCCGGACAGTTCCAGCGCCTCGATACGACGCGTCAGAGCAACGTAGCGGAGGTTTTAGGTCTCGACCCGGCTACCGTCAGAGTATGGCAGGAGTTCGGCGCTACAACGCTGGAAATGTCAAAAGCCCGGGCTGCTGAAATGGGGTACACCGAACAGCACAATGCCGCACTGAACGCAATCAATCAGACTATAATTGACACTCAACAAAAGTTCGAGAGTCTGGGTAACACGATTGCGGACATGCTCGTACCAGATATTACCAGTCTGAGTAATACCATATCCGGTGTCGCAGGTAGATTCGATAACTGGTTGAAAACCAGCTCCTTTGGTAAAGATGCTTCCGAAGTTGGGTTATATAAAGCATATGAAAATGCAATGCAGTCCGTCCCGTGGATTAAGAAAATGGATGACTGGATTAACAACTTGGGTACAAATGCCAATGATGCGATAATTAATAACAAATCATCCACCGTTGAAACTCCTTCCTGGGGTGGTACACCGTTCTGGGCAAAGCGGGAGAATTGGGTCAACGATTCTGATAACAGAATGGTAGATGATAATACACTCTCCGCATTACGTCGAAACAATTCACTGTATAACCCGGTGACCAACGACGGTTCGTATGGTGCTGAAGCAAGTCCGGTAGTCAACAATTACGCGCAACAAAGTCAGCAGATGAGTCAGATTATGGAGTCCATAAACCGTCCGATTCAGCTTAACGGTAATTTCACTACACAGGGTGATGTGATACTGGACGGTAATGCGATTGGTCGCTACACCGTGAATCATCTTGAGACGCAGGTGTATCCACAAGCAATTGACCAGACCCGGCAAAGGAGTTACTGACAATGGATTTGCGCCAGTATGAAATACTCATTGATACAAAGAACTTCATCACTCAATCGTACCCAATGTTACGGTGTTCATTTGATGTCACTACGTATACCGGGGATAGTATGTCCACCTGTGAACTCAGACTGTGGAATCTGGCACCCGGTACGACAATTAAGCCAGACCAGACGGTTGTACTTCGTGCCGGGTATCAGTCGCGTATTGGTCAGATTTTCACGGGGTTTATCACCAACGTTTTCACCATTCGTGACGGTACTGACATCATCACTCGCGTCACCTGTCGTAGCGGTAGTAACACGCTGGATGGCGGCACTACGAGTGCCAGTTTTGGTAAGAGCGTAACACTTTTCGACGTGCTCACCAGTCTTGCAAAAGACTGGTCCAAACCCCTCTATCTCGTCAACAGTACGGATAAATTTTCGTCTATCGTCATGAGTGGTGGATATAACGTTAGTTCGGATATCAGTAAAGAATTGGACATTCTCGCCAAAGCGTATGGGTTCGAGTGGCATTTGTACGCCGGGCAAGTGTTCGTCGGATTCCCGTCTGATTCACGCAAGACGACCCCGATTAAAATAAGTGCTGTCACAGGTATGATTCTCGCACCAACACTGCACGGCGGAAGAGATGGCGTATTCTGTGACGTTAAAATGCGACTTGACCCGCGTATGAACCCCGCATCTGTTTTCAATATTGAATCAAAATGGCCTAAATTTGACTTCGGTCCTGTTGAATTCCAGACCACAGTTGATGCACAACTGGAAGGTGACTGGAACGTTCAGACTATCCAGCACAGTGGTGATACTCATGGACCTGACTGGTACACTTTCATTAAAGCTGTGCGTGCTGGCTCAATGGATACCACAACAACCAGTAGTGACATTGGTAACAGGCTGATTTACGGTCGTGTGGGTGTACAGGGTGAGGACGCCAGCCAGCAGCAAGAGTTCCGTACCGAGGTGCGTAAACTAGGCCAAAGTCTGGGTATCAGTCCTAACTGGATTATGGCGGTCATTTCGTGTGAGTCAAGTTTCAACTCGCTAGCAAGGCACGACTCGTCGGGTGCCGTGGGCTTGATTCAGTTCACCAATGCCGGCTGGACGAGTACGTTTCAAAGTAAATATGGGCGTAACAAAAATGTCATTCTCTCGATGACTGCCGCAGAACAGGTAAAAGGTCCGATTACAGATTACCTGAATCAGTATAAGGGTCGTTACAAAACAATGGGTGACGTATACATGGCTGTATTTAGTCCGGCTTTTATCGGTAAATCCTCCGATACTATAATGTACTCCTCACCGTCAAAAGCTTATATCCAAAACCCTGGAATGGATAGAGCACACAAGGGTTATATCACTGTAGGTGATGTGTGGTTCCGCGTTGAAAACGAGTTCAGACAAGGTAAGGCGTACATACTATGAGTTTGATTAACCTTCTGGTAAAGCGCGGCCCTCAGCTTGGTTCGCTTCAGTTCGATGCCGTCCTGTCTGATGACCTTGATGCCAGCGTGGACATTGTGCAGTACCCTATTGAGACAGGCACGCCAATTGCGGACCACATCATTTATCAGCCTATTCGTTACACGATGACAGGTGCGGTATCGAACAACCCATTGAAAGTTAGTATCACTGATTTCACCGGGGCGTTGACAAATCTCGTCGATGACAACCCGTTCATTGCTGCGGGTGCAGGTCTGTTCGCGGGGTGGTTGAGCGGCTCA